TTGAAAATTGGTTAAATAAAATTTGTAATTTAGCGCTATTATAATGGAAAAAAAAGAGTATTTAAAGCAACCTTTTAAACCAAAAGAGAATGAACCAGTTAAACGTAGTGAGCCTAGCAGAGGCAAAGTTATATCTGAGAATAGATCCAGACGATGTACTAGAGGATGGATTGATTACCTCATTGATAAAATCTGCGGTTAATCAGGCCGAACAATTTACTTTACAAGTATTATGGCAAAGAGAATTAACTGCAATTACTCCAGTAACGGGTGCGCTTAAAATATATGAATATCCTTTATTATCAGTTGAGGGTGTAACAAATCCTGATTTAGAAGTCTTAGCTTTTGAAACCATAGAAACGCCAGGCTTTACAGAGGTAATTTCAGGGACTGCGGGATTTAACATCGTTACTTATGTTGCAGGTTACGGATGGAATTATGAGGGTGGCTCTGAGGTTCCGGATGATATAGAAACGGCAATCAAAGAAATGATAGCTTATTATTATGAGAATAGGGACAATCCGGTTGTCGGAATGCCAACTATTGCAACTCTTTTACTATCACCTTACAGGCGTATAACACTATTTTAATGAATCCAGGCAGATTAGATAAACGGATAATATTTGGCACGTTCACATCGGTTGAGAATGCCTATCAGGATTACGTAATTACTTTTGTGCCTGTATTAGCTACATGGTCAAATATAAAGCCATACGATGGCAATAGACAACTCCAAGCACAAGAGCAGGTAATAAATCAAACCTTTAGATTTACAGTCCGTTACAGGCGAGATTTTACGCCAACAAAAGATATGAGAATTGAATATGATGGTAGTTACTTTACTATTCATTCAATTAGGAATGTAGATGATCTTTTCAGGTTTTATGAAATTCTAGGATCGGTAACTGATAATGGCAGCTAAAATAAATATATCTAAACTCTTGTCGCAGATTTCAGCATTTGGTCACGATGCTAATAGATTAGCGGTTGCGGTTACAAATTCCACTGCTGAGAATATTGCTAATCAGGCTAAACTAAGAGCGCCAGTAGATCAGGGACAGTTAAGACAATCCATAGGCAAAACAACTGCCAGAGTTGGTTATAATGTATCTTTTATTTTTGCTAATACACCTTATGCTGCATTCGTAGAGTTTGGTACTGGTGCAAGAGTATCAATACCTAAAGGATTTGAGCAAATGGCAGCTGAATTTAGAGGTAAAAAAGGCGGTACTTTTGATGACTTTGTTTATGCCATAAGAGGTTGGTGTCAAACTCATGGTATAGATCCAAAATTAGCTTATATCATCGCAGTTTCAATTCTAAGAAAAGGATTAAAACCACAACCATATTTTATACCTAGCTATTTGGAGGGCATTCAGCAATATCCTAAAACTTTACTAAAAGTATTGGAAGTTGAAACACGAAAATATAATGCAAAAAAATAATTACATTTGACAAATGAAGGATGCTAACCTAGCGATACTGAATGCATATAAGAGTACACTAGCTAATTTAATAGTTGGCGGTGTAACTATTCCAGTATATTCTAAGTCTGCACCTTTAAAGAATGTCCCGGCTAAGTACGTTATTTTATCTAGCCAAACAAGATTACAAGAATTAACAAAGTGCGGTTATTGGTATTTATGTACTATAAATGTGCAGATAGTAACCAGATACCCAAACGGAAATGGTGATTTAAGTTTTTCAATGGTTATAGGTGAAGAGATACAAAATAGAATACAAGCTACTAACTTAACTTTAAGTAACTTTATAAATGTAGATACTTTACAATTATTGACAAATGAGGTAACTTTAGAAACAGAAACAGAAAACATATTTCAATACATACTAACTTTTCAACACAAATTAAATAGAACTTAATTATGGCAGCAGAAACATTTTATTCAGGCAGTCTATTCATGCTCTACATTCGCACAGGTGGCGCATGGAAGCCAGTAGCATGTTTGACATCAAACGGAATCAGCGAATCATGGGATTTTGCTGAGACAGTAACTAAATGCGATCCGGGAGTAACCAGACGCAAACCGACAACGTATTCTTATGAGATTCCTTTTGAAGGCGTTTTCACAGATACAGTTGGCGCAGGTGGCGATACCGCAAAAGCATCATGGGATCGTATTAAAACGATTGCTAGAGCAAAAACCTTAACGGAGTATCAGGTAGCTTTATTGCTATCAAATGGTCAAGAAGATCCTAACTTTGCCGCACAATTTGGAGCAGCTTATTTTAGCGCTTTAGAGATTACAGGAGCAGAGGGTGAGTTCATTACCTTTACAGGTACTTTGTTAGGTGACGGCGATATTACTGAGGTTGATCCTTATCCTGGCTACTAATATATGGAAGGACATTTGATTTACACAATCAATGGTGTTGAGCGTAAAATGTTTTTTGGCAATTACGCGCTTGAAAAGGTATTGCAACATTTTGATATTTCTATAACCGATTTGGGTAAAATACCATCTTCAAAAGAAATGGAGTTTATAAGAGTTTGGATGTTTCATGCGGCTTGTTACCCAATATTAAAAGATGGAGGTGTTCCAGACTTTACTGAGTTTGATACCTATGAATGGGTAGATGATTCTAAAAGCGATATTTTAGTAAAGGTTAATGAAGCTATTCATAAAAGTTTAGGATTGGGTGATATTAGTGAACAAAAAAAAAGCAAGGCGGAAAGTTAAATTGGAATAAAGATGTTTTAACGTTTGCTTTTGGTGAGCTAGGATTAATGCCTAATGACTTTTACGCCTTGACATGGAATCAGTACTGCCTGAAATGTCAAGGCTTTTTTAATAAAGAAAAAAAAGAATGGGAACGGATTGGATGGGCAACTTGGAACGGCATGAGAGTTCACGTAAATAAAGGAATGCCCAGTTTTAAAAAGTTCATGTCATTTATCTATGAAAATGATGAGATAGCTGATATGGATATAATCAAAGAACAAATGAATAAGGCAATGCTTAAATATTTAGAAGATGCAAGGAATTGAGATACCTATTGGCGCACCTTTAGGGCAATTAGATAAAGATTTAAAAGGTGCAAATGCTAAATTAAATCAGTTTGCATCCGAAGCATCAAAGACTGCAGGAGCATTAGGTGGTTCTATTGCAAATGGAGCAAAAACGGCAGGTTTTGCCTTACAAAATTTAGGTAGAGTTGCACAGGATGCTCCATTTGGTTTTATTGGTATTCAAAACAATATTCAACCACTATTAGAGTCATTTCAAAGATTAAAACAAGAATCAGGCTCTACTGGAGGAGCATTAAAAGCATTAGCATCATCTTTAGTTGGTGGTGGTGGTTTATTACTAGCAGTTTCTTTAGTTACATCTGCATTAACAGTATTGGCTCAAAATCCTGAAAAGGTTGCAGGTGCTTTAAATTATTTATCAGGCGTTGTTGATAATGCAACTGCTACTCAAAAAGAATATAATAAAGCTCTTATTGAGACACAGGCAGAGGCAAAATTAGAAATATCAACTTTAGAGAGTTTAATAGGTATTGCTAAAAATGAAAATCTATCTAGGAATGCAAGGCTTGAAGCCTTAAAAGCAGTAAAAGCTGAATACCCAGAACAATTAAATTTCTTAACGCTAGAAACTGTTGGAAGTAAAGAAGCTGCCAAAGCAATAAATTTACTAAGCGATTCATTATTAAGAAAAGCTAAAATACAAGCTGCTGAAAAATTACTTGGCGAAGCATTTGTAAAACAACTAGAGGCAACTACAAAAAGCGCAGTTGAACAAGCATCTACATTTAGTAAAGTTGTTGGCGTTGCTTTAGGTGCAGCAGGAATAAAAAACTTTGTTGTTTTACAAGATGGATTAAACAATCAAACAAAAGCCTTTAAAGAAGCAGGATCAGAAATAGATACCTATACTCAAATATTAAACAATCTTAGAACTGAGGAAGCTAAAACAGGCAATTTATTTGATGATAAACAAGGAAAGGGTAATAGTTTAAAAGATTTAATAAAAGAATTAAAAGCGGCTAAATTAGATAACTATTTACAAGGATTAGATATTGCATTTAGATTGGCAGGTCAAGGATTAGAAGCATTTAAAAAATCATTTCCTAAAGATACCAAAAAGACTTTTTCTAGTTTAACTGATAAGCCTCTAATTGATATAAATAAACTTTTAGATACTAAAACATTTATACCTGATAATTTAGGTGAAAAACTTTATACTCCATTCCAGATATTACAGGATAATATTAAGTTTGATTTATTGCCACAGTTAGGATCATCATTTAAAACATTTTTTGATGATATATTGATGAATGGTAATTTTTCTTTTTCGGCATTAGGTAAGGCAATCAAAAATACTTTTTTATCAGTATTAGCTAGTGAAGCAACTCAAGGAGTTTTAAATTTGCTAGGATCTAAAGGTGGCAAAACTGAAAAAGGCGGAGGTTTAATTAGTGGTATTGTAGGATTAATAGGAGCAGGTAAAAAAGCCGCACCACTAGCAGGTATTGCCGCATCAACTGGAGGTATTTTAGGTTCAGCTGCAACTCTTACTGCACCAGTAGCTGCATCAGGCGGAGCATTATTACCTATTTTAGCAGGAGTTGCTGCAATAGCAGGAATAGCATCATTATTTAAAAAGAAACAACAAGCGCCTATACCACAGGCATCATCAACAATCAGCACAAGTGCCGCAGGATCTGCTCAAGACTTTGGAGGTGGCAGAGTTGTATTTGAGATTTCAGGAACTAACTTAATTGGTGTATTAAATAGAGCAGGTGCTAAACTTCAAAGATTCGGACCATAATGTATAACCTTAAATATTTTTTTACCTTTTACGCTGATAGAGATACTAGGATTGAGAATGGCACTCCAGATGATTACGCTTGTAATATATCTCAGCTTGATTATGCACTTGGATCAATAGAGATACAGGCTCAACAAAATCCAATTCAGATTAACTATCAAAATACTTCAAGCAATAAGCTAGAGGCTATCATCGGATCTGAGGCTACGTTAAATCTAATAGCTACTGAGGACTTTGAATTAGAGGATTTATATACGGAAAACGAGCGTGAGTTTTTAGTAGAAATATTTAGGAATGGCAGTTTAATCTGGTCAGGCTTTATCATCCCAGATGGATGTCAGGAGTCTTTTACATTTGCTCCTTATGCAATTTCTGTAAATGCAGTAGATGGGTTAGGGTTGCTTAAAAATCTGTCTTATGTCCAGAATGATGGAAATTTCTATCTAGGTAAGCAAACATTTATAGAGGTTATACAAGCCTGTTTAGTGCGCTTAGATGCACCTTCATTGGTCTTAAATACTTGCGTTAATATTTATGAAACAAGCATGACTCAGGGCGATTCATACGATCCTTTTGATATGGCTTATGTAAATGCTGAGCGGTATTTAAAAGATGACCAGTTTACGCCAATGAATTGCGAAGATGTGTTAAGGTCAATACTAGAGGAATGGACTGCGGTAAT